CTGAAATACGCCTCCGGATTGTCTTGTAGTGTGTTCAAGTCAATTTCATTTGCTATCTCTTTGATGTGGCTTATGGTTTCGGGTACGTTCACACTCGTATTGCCCTTCTAAACCAACCAAACCAATACTTCTCTTGTGTTGGCTTTTTTATTACAATGTTGGCAAACTTTAAAACTCTGTACGCTCTTAATCTGTCTGGCTCTAAATTCTTCGATGCACTAATTGTTGCAACGCCAACTCTGCCATCTACTTTGATTTTATAGGTGTTCTTGCCATTACACGCCTGCTGCAATACTCTCGCAGCACCTCGCATACCAAAGTTTACAACCATATCAAAATATACTTCTCGTAATTGATTAGATAATTGGTCTGCCTTTGAAGGAGTCCAATAATCTTCGTAATAAATCTGTTTAGCTTCTTCACGTGTTAGGTTTTTAATATCTAAATCTGGATATGCTCTTTTAGATATACCCATATTAGTTTCACCACCCGGATCGTCTTTGTCGTTTACGTATCCGCCTTCAGATTCTAAAACATTATCAATTATTTCTTCGAAGGTCATTTCCAAGCTATCTTGAGTAATGCTCCCATTACGTCCAAAACTTCTTTCATTATTTTTTTTCGTTCTTCGTTGTCAAGCTTACCATCATCAGCATACGCCTCTTGAAGTGCTTTGAAAACGTCTTTCATTTCTGCAATCATCTTCTTGTATTTCATGCCAACAAATGTTGCACCACCGGCAATCATTATGCCCATAAGATACCAGAAATTTGTCCAATTGAACCAATCACTCATTATATTCTCCCTTTAAATAAATAAGAGATAAACCCGGCAAAGACAATACTTACAACTGATCCAACGCCTTTAATACTTGCCATACTGCCTTCTAACGCTCTAACACGTCCATTCTGCAATTGAATCTCAAGTTTTGTATGAGTAGCCTCTTTATGAATTGCCTCCATTTTGGATTCAATTCTTGCGAGTCTATCTACAACGTCAAGCCGGTATTCATCTACTTTTGGTTTATTCACTTTTTTTCTTTTTTTGCTTTATCAGCTTTATCTTTTTCAGCGGTTTCATAACCATTGATTAAGAAATTAACTTCAGCGATTCTCATGGTAAGATTATCACGTTCTGCTTTTAGCTGTTTAATACGTTCTTCAAACATATTGCCTCCCTATTTATTACTCTTTTTCTCTGTCAGCACGATTCTTATAATCGTCACGTGCTACAATTAATGCAATCAACTTATCTTCATCTGCCGGTATTGAATCAACAGAATCGTCAGCCATCAATTTAGGTGTCCATTCTGCAATCATTCTTTTCTTGCAGTTGTTTACCTTGCCATCAATCGCACTTTTTACCCACTCTGCAACATCCATTAAATCGTTTTTTAATACCGATTCTTCGGTTGTTGTTAGTGTTCTTTTTGCTATATCCATTATAATATCCTTGTTTTATTTTATTTCAAATTAGTTATTTCGCTAACAAGCTAAATATCCGCTAAAATGTGAGCCTGTACCAATATCGTGAGAAGCGTCACCACTTGTACCTGCCGCTTTAACTCTAATATAAGCAGTATCACTTGCATCCATATCAGCAAGAACACTAACTTGCGCAGTATGATATGTTGCTTCTTGGTCAAAGGAAGCGGGGTCAAAAATTGCATAATAATCTCTGTTTGAAGTGGTTAATATAACGTTATAATATTCATATTCAATTTGTACATCTTGCAAATAAATATTCACATTAAGCTGATACCTTCCTGTAACAGGAGCAGTAAATGTATTACTTGCAAAATTACTTCCTTGGTCAAATACCTCTGTTCCTAAAACAACTGTAACAAAAGAATCTTCTGCAAAATTAGTTTGGTCTGAAGCAGGTCTTGCTAAAAATGCGGGTTGATTAGGTTGAGTTATTTCTCCATCATTAGTAATACTTGTTGCTACTTTGCTTGTATCAGCATTAAATATACCAAATTTACCAGTTGCAAAACTTCCACCACTACCACCAGATATTAAGTACCACTTATCGCCATTTGTTGAAGTATTGTCTAAAGATAATATAGTTTCTCCGCTACTTCCTGTAAATTGAGAAACAATAGCGTCTGAAGAAGCAAGGTCAAGTGTATATGCAGGACTTGCAGTTCCTATACCTACTCTTCCAGCAGATGTAATACGAATCGCTTCGTCAAGAGTGGTATCGTCTTGAGATACGTAAAAAGCTAAAGCAGAATTACTAACACCATCGTCTGCATTTTCTTTCAAACCGGCAATCGCAGAACCTGTTATTGGATTTGTGTCATCGTCTGGTATTTGAAATTCTATTCTTGATCCAGAACCCGCTGCTCCATCTGTTCCTGCTGTGTTTGTGTAAGTTGAGCCAAGTTTTAAAACTGTTTCTGGTGTACTTTGTGTATCAGATGATAATGCTTTTTTAATAGTTGTTGTTGAATTGACAACCAATGTACTCGCCATATCAACAGCACCATCAATATCAACTGCACCAGATATATCGAGCGTTGCAGCATCAACTTCACCGGTTACTGTGATTGAATCAACAAAAGCATCTTTCCATCTTACTCCTGTTGCTCCAAGATCAACATCGCTGTCTGCTTGTGGCCCAAATATATTATCAGCAACATAGACTTGCTCTGTGTTGTTAGCGTAGAAATGAATCTCGTTTGCTGTTTCAAAGTCAATCTTTGTTTCATCATCTTCACCTATTTTAATGTCGGCTGCTAATAATGAAGTAATAGTTGTCTGTGCTGCACCTAAAACAAAGTCTAACGTGTTATCGCCATCTTCGTAAGTAACTGCGACACCTGTTTCAGTATTTGAGCCTACCATTGCACCAACTGTATCGGCAATAAATTCGTCTAATGCTGTTCCATCGACTGTGTATGCATCGGCTTCAAGTGTACCATCAATATCAGCGTTTCCACTTATGTCAAGCGTTGCAGCGTCTAATTCACCAGATATAGTGATATTAGTTCCGCCTGTCATTGCTCCGTCCATTGCAACCGCACCATTTATATCAATAGTCGTTGCATTTATTTCTATTTCTGTATCAGAAACTAAATCGAGTACACCATCTGCTGATTGATGTATATAGGTTCCTGTGTCACCAAATTCTAAACGATTGGTGCTTGACATCATCAACGCATCTGTTGCGATTGTAAAGCCAAAAGTTGTTCCGTTGTCACCATCTTTGATAGCAACATGAGTTGTTGTGTTACCGCCTCCATCACGATCAACGTGTAAAAGTTGCTCGTAACTTTGAGCGATGCTCTGTGAGCCTAAAGCTGCCATAATATTCTCCTTAAATTATATTCTGCCACTTGCGTTCTTCATTCGTCCAAGTGTCGTTAATGCTACGCCATAAATCCCTCGCCAAACGTGCTGTCTGGTTAGGTACATTTAAGACGGCTAATCCTAATTTTAACATTATCCTACGTATGCGATACACGCACCCGATGCTAATGTAAATCCTGTAAATCTTCCATAAATTGTCATTCCTTGTGGGAATGTTTCGCCATCAATTGCAGCACCACCATTGGCATCTATTAACGTGCCTGTGCCTGTATCGTCTGGAAACAATTGTTCTGTTTCAGCGACAAGTCCCCCGCTACCAGAAGCAAATACTGTATCTTCTATAAATTGAATTGCGATAAATACATTAGAACCCGCACCACACGTGACTGCGGTTGTGCCGTTCACGAATATTGAACCGGCTTGTCCCATTGCTAAATTTTGAGCTTCTACAACTCCGTATTCTCTCATTGACATATTGTTTCTCCTTTAAATGCCTTGCCGAGCGGTCATTCTCATGGGCATATTGGTTAAATTATTTATCTTTTTTATCTTTTTTTGCTTTTTTTGGCTCTGGCTTACTTCCGTCTGCATTACATTCTTCAAATCTATCTTCAAGAGATTTAATGTCATGTATTCTTTCGTTGTATTCAACAATTACGCCATTAGGCTTTTTAAAATATTTATTCATAATAAACTCCTTTGCGATTAGGCGGGATTGCTCCCGCCCATCACGTTTTTAGTTAATTAATAACTAATTATGAGACATCAGATAAAATATAGACACCATAAGCATCTTTTACTTCAACTTGTCCCCAGAACCCTGTACAAACATACTTTGTCATACGTTCTGATTCTTCTCTTTGTGTACGTACTCGGAATAAACCTTCAGCACCAACACCAAGACCGATTGCACCTTTACTAAATGCAAATCCTGCTGCGTCCCCGCCAGAACCGACATTTTCATCAGTTTGGTCTGACCAGTACACGTTAAAACCTGCGATTGAACCCACGAATCCCGTCTGGAATGCTTCTTCGCCTTTTGAACCCATCATTCCAACTGGACGTGCAGTTGCAGTATCGGTTGTACTTGAACCCGCAGTATCTAATGCGGTGTTATGTAGTAAGGAGATAATTCCTTTTCCACCCCACACCTGTTTTGGTGAAAGTACCAAATTGTAAGGCATAGGCGCACCGGCTGCTCTCAATTGACGCATAGAGCCAAATATATGAGATAAAGCCAAAGAGCTACCCGCTCCACATTCAGTTTGTGAAAAGGTCTTACCAAGTTCTACAAGATCGTCATCAAGTTTTGCAGCTACTGCATTACCAAGTGCCGGCCCTGCTTGTCCTTCAACATCATCGCCAGAACCCATCATTACGAGGTCACTTACTTGTGATTCGATAACGTGTTCAGAGATTGTTGCAGTACGTGCAGCAGTTGTTATTGCTACCGCAGTTGTTGCAGTTGCCTGTGTAGCAGCACTAACATCACCAGAAGTGAGTTTAGTCCAATCAGAGAACTGTACGTGGTTTGATCCTCTTGCAGCCTGTTTTACAGTCACAAGTGGATACATTACATTACTATGGTTGAACGCTATAACCGCATCACCAATGGTTCTTCCCAGACCACCGGCAGCAGTTGACGTATTAGTTAAAGCCATTGCTTAACTCCTTTTTAATTTATTTAAAAGTTTAGTCATCATACGGCTTCTTCAACGTCCCCGGCCCAAATCCACTAAAAACACCAACGCTGTCTGGTTTCTTGCCCTTTTGTACTCGCTCCCCACGTTCCTCATGAATATCAAGATATTCGTCATACGTGACAGAAGAACCTTTATAAGTACAATCAATGTCCTTCCCTCCATCTACTGTTTTATGCTGAAGGTCATTATTAGGATCAAGTTTGTCTTTGAATATATTACCCGCCATAACCTATCTTTATATCCCCAGAGTTTTGTGGCGTATTAGCTCTCTTGTAGCCTTCGGGATCAACCGAAGCCCATTCTTCAAAAGATGCGTATCCGCCTGTTGATGTTGGTTTTGAATTATCAACCGAAGCCGGTGAAGGTTTCGTTGTGACTTTTTCAACATGAGCTTCCAACTTGTTAAGTGATAGCTCACTGTAAATTGCACGATCTTCTTCTTCTAACTTCTCGAGTAATGATTCTCGTTTAGTCACTTGATACTCATCAAAAGCATCTGCCTTCTTTTTCGCAACTTCGTATTTGGTATTCATTTCGCTCATAATCTTATCATATTCGCCTTTTGATTCCATTTCTTTAAGTTTGCGATTTTCAGACTCCTCGACAGCGTTCTTCTTTAACGCATCGAGTTCTACTTTTAACGTGTTTTTTTCGTCCACCATTTCACTGAATCGTGCATAAGGAACTTGATTGACGGGCTGCTTTTCTTCGCTTGCAGTATCAGCGGTGTCGTGTTTTACGTCCTCGACTTCGACTTTCTGTTCTTCACTCATTTTAACCTCTTGTTTGAGTTAGTTAAGCTTTCAACCAATCGTTATATTGATTGGTTTACTTGCGTACTTCTTGACGTTCTTGCCAATAAGATTTGTTAAGTTATTAATTATTTCTTTTTGATTCTGCTCATTGACACCAAATATATTTCTTCCGTTGTCTGCATTACCTTTAACTTTTAGTCCATCACGGAACACAATATCAACGCCAATGTTTGAAGGCTTCTGTGCTGATATAGAGTTTAACATCTGACCTGTCAATCGTAAGTTGGGCGGTGTTACTTGTTTAGATGTACTCACGCCTTTAAGACCGGCTTTACCAGATGCTTTTCGTGTCTTGTATGTTTCTGTATAGCTTTTAAATTTATATCTTTTGCCTTGCTCTGTTGTTCCAAAACCTTTGTCCGAATCTTTGACAATCTTTGTTGCAGCTTTACCGCCAATTCTTGCCCATCCAGATCGTGGTAAGTTTAGTATGTCTTGTGCCTTCATTTAATCATCCACGAATGTCTACAATTAAAACCACCACGTACACCGAAAGGCGTATTGCTTGAATTGACTTCTGACTCTGTATATCCTTTAGCCGGTTCGCCAGACAATGTTGATTGACATTCATCTCTGGTTGTTGCATCAAGCGGCCCAACGTAAGTCCATCGCACATCTTCGCCTTCAAATACTTTATGCCTTGCCACATCATCAAACTGTCGTATCCCATCTGTGACCGATACATTTAATTGATGCGTTTCAAGATTAATTGTTTCACTCAAACGAGCTACAATCTGCGAAGGTCTTTCGCCAGATACGATACCCTTGAACAGTCCATCCTTCAAATCGTTGGCGTATGTCGTTGCTTTGCCTAACAAGTTCTCTGCTTCTAAATCTTGCAATAACTGAAGTTGTTCGATTGTTGCACCTTGAACTGTTGTGATTCCACGCCTTGCAGCTTCCGTTGCAATGTCTGCTATCTGATCCTCGTAGGCTTCCATTAAACCATTGACAGCATTTGTATAACCACTATCTAAAAGCTCTTGAAAGAAATCCAACTCTTTAGCTATTGCAACAAGCTCTGTATCTGTTAAAGTATCCATACGTTGAGCAATAACTTGTAAGTCGTTGAGCAGTCGTTTCTCTACGTTCTGAATCTGCTTCATAAATCTGTTTACAGCGTTATCCACCTAATATCCTCTGTATTGCTGACTGTGGTTGTTCTGGTTGTTGAGCCTGTGCTTCTTTTTGTTTATTCTCATCAACTCTATTCATTAACTTTTCTAAATCTTCATCTGATATGTCTGGATTAAAATGACGAATCAAATCAGTCCTGTCCATCAATCCTTTGTCCATCATAAACTCAAGACGTGCAAATTCTTCGCTCTGGTCAAGTGGGAACTCTACTTCTGCGAAGTCCACCGCATAATTTTCACCCATATCTTTGCCTGTATGTACACGAATAATCTCCCTATCGACTTGATATCTTTCATGCTCCCAATCCCTCCATTTAGGTATATCTGATACACGTGACTCGAGATTCTCCATCTCCATAATCTTCAAGGCAGTTCCACTTGGTGCGTTACCAGATTCATCCCATTTAATACGCAGATGATTGTTAATCGCTGTCTGGTTAGCAAATGATTTACTTACTTGAATCATCTCTGTAAGTGAGCCGGGATTACCAACAAAAGAAAACGATGCACCTTCTGGCAATAATAAAACACGATCAATACCGAGCTTCATCTTTGTTGCTTCTTCAATACCTGTTGCAACGGGTTGTCCAAACGCAAAACGCTCTGCCAATGCAATCTCTGTGTTAGCAATACCAATCTGAATAGCTGCACGTATTACATCGGATGCACTTGTTGTGTAATCAACAAACGTAACAGGTATAACTCCGTATGGATTTACATTGTCCTCGTTTACTTGTATAACACGTCCCGCTTGGTCAAACTTCATATGAATACCGGGTACGCCTTCTCTTGCTTCAGACCAGAACACAAATATACGATTGTTGCGGTGGTCACGACCTACTTCATACGACACACCAAAAGGATGTGACTCACCATCTAAATAATATCTTTTGTAATTCGGTATAATATCATACTCTACTTTATCACGTCCAAACTTACTGCGAAACGCCATGCTTCCTGTAAGCCACGCAGTTTCGTTAAACTCTCGTGTTACGGAATCCAAGTGATGTGTCATCGCCAGATAATCATCAGCTTGTTCGCCATTAATCATTCGTTTAGGTGCGTTCTTATACAACATATTTCTTGCACGAGAGAAACGTGGCACAATCTTTTGTGGAAAGACAGGCACTTGCTCTAACGTAGAAGGAGAAAACCATTGCTCAATATGTTGGTCTACATTCCTGTGATAATAAAAGTCGAGAGCGGTATCTCTTTCTGCGTTCTCTTTTTCTTCAAATCCCTTTTGTGCTGCTCTTACTGATTCAAGAACAACCTTTTCAGAAAGGTCGGGTAACACTATATCATTAACTGTCATCATGCTTCATATTTCCAATTATTAAATGATTTAGACCTCATTATATGAGTGTCAACTAATCTGTTTGCTTCCCTTTTAAATCTTTTGTCCAAGTACATACCATATACCCACAAACTACCAAATAGAATATTAAAAGCAATTGACACACCAAATAAGAACGTCACCACGATACACTCTCCATGACTCTACGTCTTGCCGGGAACAACCTATTAATACCATAACCGATTGCATCACTCGCATGGGATTGGGTAGAGTCTCTTTTGTCTATATCATTACCACGCCACACATTACGCTCGAAGTCCATAATTAGATTAGGACAGTTCTCACAAGAGAAGTTGCCTTCTCGTATTATCTTATTGACTGAATTTACACGCTCACGCACAGGCGGATTAGCTTTAGGTGCTGATATACTATATCCCGGGTGCGACCTAATGATTTGATGATCACTCGCAACTGCTGATGATCTTCTGGCTGAACCCGAACTATCTGGAAATATCCTTGCCTCTGGGTATCTTTTGACCAATTCCTCAACCATATCATACGTTGTTGCATTCTTTAGTCTTACCTCATCAAATACGTGTATCCAATTAGGGCCTATATAGAATATCTCTGAACTCATCGCATCAACATTGAAGTCCATTGAAATACCAATAGGCAATCCACTATTCTTTAGATCGGGACGTTCTACAACGTGCTTTTCCCTATCAAAGTCTTTGTACACTCTGCCTTGTGTAAGATTAACAAACTTGCCATACACATACGCTTCAATTTGTTCTTCAGAGTAAGCCTGTAACAAACTCTGTTTATAGTCATCTGGCAAGTGTGGATTATCAAGCGTAGAAGCCTGTATTATACCGATGTCGAGGTTAGTATCATTTGCAAGATTAAAGCCCCAATTCAATTGTTCTGGCGTACCTGTGAGGTATATCTGTGACTTCTTTGCGTCTGGATGTCTTACACGTGCAATCATCTGCTCAAATACCTCACGCTTTTGTATAAAAGGTTCATCTATAACTGCCCATCCAATGTTCGGGCCACGCAACGAATCTGGTTTATCACCCGAGCCAAGCCATAATTTACCATTCCAATTGTGAAATATAAATTCACTACGTTGCTGATTATAGGTGTAATCGATTCCCGCACGATTACAAAGCTCCTTGAGCGTTATAATTATTGTCTTTGTCGCTAACTGATGTGAAGGCGATATGTACATCCCCGGTACAGGATTGTTTAAATAACTCATGTACAGGGATTTCAATGCTCCAATGTACGTCTTGCCCGATCCGTATCCCCCAACTAACAGGACAATTCGATTGGGCATATCCCAAAATTGCCGCTGATGTTTGAGCATCTTGTCTTTTTTTATGCGAAACTTCACTCAATTATTATCTCATCTTTTGTAACGTGTTGTTCAACTCTTTCTAATGCCTTGCCTTCAGTACGATCAGCAATAAACTGAACCGCCCACGATTTGCCTTCCAATGCGTATTGAAATACTTTATACATTACCACATCAAGTTTGCTCTTGCCATCTGTTGTACCTTCTTCATCGCCTATCTTGCGTAGTATGTCTGGTATTGACTGAACTCCCTTTGGTCTGCCATTAGGATTGCCAGATACACCAGACTTAAATTGTCCGTTAGACTTCCTGTTATCGCCTGTAACATCAGGCATTTGCAGCCTCAAATCTTTCTGCCTTGTTACCTGTATAATCTTCCCATCGCTTTACAATAACATCGCAGTAGTGTGGATCAATCTCCATACCATAACACTTACGATTAGTCTTTTCACAAGCGATTAGCGTTGAACCAGAGCCAAGAAAAATATCAAGAACCTTATTGTTTTGCTTTGAGCTGGTTTCTATTGCAGCAATTGGTACGCCAACTGGTTTTACTGTTGGATGATCAAAACCTCCATCTTTTTCTTTTGCCTTGTTTATTATCCAAACATCCCTCGCTTCAGACTTATATGACTTGGTTTCCATTTTTCCACTTAAAGAACCATAAAATATGGCTTCATAATTATAAAAAAAATCTCCACCACCGACTCCGTGTGAGTCTGGCTTGTACCAGATTAGCAATCGTGGTTTAATAT